ACTGAATCTGTGTCTGACGCAATGACGTAATCCAAGTCATCGGTTTTAAGAGTTTTATTAAGATACCGATTAAGAGCGCGTTCAATCCATCTAATAGATAGCTGACCAGAAGTGGTAATGGCCTCAGCGACCAACAGATCGTAGTAACGAAACCAACTATTACCAATGGCACCATAAACACTATTGAGAGAAATCTTTTTGGCCATTTGAATATTGTCATATCTAGAAATGTCCTTTTCGAGTTTAGGATCTTTTGTGTTTTCATATTCCTGTTTAGTCTCTAACAACAATCGTTTATACTTCACACGATCATCATATATACTTTGCATCAACTCTGGAAGAAACCCTCTCTTATTCTTTTTGAACAATGCACCATTAGGTGTAAGAGTTACATTCCTATCTTTTAATGACTTCATTATCGAGTCTTTGACTTCCCCATCCAACATCTTATCTACAGTGATATCCTTATCTTTTTTGAAAGGAGAACCCATAAGTGTCTCTGGCGAAATATTATATTGCATAATCAAATGTGGATACAAAGAGTTCAGATCAAATGACATTACCCACTTGTGCATACCCACAATCGGGTCTTTTACATAAGCACCTTCATACTTCTCAGATTTTTCATGATTCTTCTTTTGAGGAATCACTATATTCTTTTTACGCAAATGATTGTAAATTAGAATATCCCAATACTTAGTCGTTCCAAGAACATCAATATAATTAACCTTCGCATCATAAGCCATCGTCAAACACAAGTCAATCAACTTCATCTTATCTTCGAGTTTATCAACTAGTTCAACGTCTGTTATATTATATTCTATAAAAGATTGGTAGTCCTTAGTATACCATTCACTAAAAGTTTCATAAGGATTACCATCTTTACGTTCACCCAATTCAACAAACGCAATGTGGTCAAGTCGATAGGACTCTTGATTGATGTAAGTAAATTTACGATACAGGTCAAAGAAGTCAAGATGAGCCACACCTTGAATGTCATATACCTGATGTGACCTTCCCATCTGATAAACAGAACGAGAGGACACATTGCCCCAAGGCGATAGACGTTTAAGTTCCTTCTCATCAAACTGATTTAGAATACGATTACAGACATAAGGAATGTCAAAGAACTCTGTGTTCCAACCTGTAATGACATCAGGCTTATGTTGTTCCCAAAACGTGAGAAAGGTTTGCAGTAAGTGTTTCTCTGAGTCGCACTTGACATAGGAAACATCATCACGACTGTTTTCAAAATCACCGATACCCCAGACAACAATCTTTTTGTTCTGGTGATTTTTTACCGTAATTGACAACAGAGGATCATTTGCTTCCTCTGGTTTTGGAAAACCGTTCTCACACTCGACTTCGATATCAATTGTAACGATAAGTATCTCATCGATATTCCAAGACATCTCGTTAGAATATTCGTCTGCGATATAGTTATATGCAAACTGTGTGTTACCATAAATTGCAGTTTGTTTCCCATGTTTTTCAACCCATTCTTTAGCATTTTTAATTGTTTCAAATTTTTTAGGAACGACAGAGTTTCCTTGAAGAGTTTTATGTTGAGATAGACTTCTTTCACCGTCATCTTTTGGTGTGCGAAAAAGTGTAGGTGAATACTTAACCTTGCGGTTTATTCGTTCACCGTTTACAACTTCCCTCAGCAGAAGATTATTTCCCCACTGAACAATATTAGTATAAAACCTCATTTAAATATCATAACAAAAATAGGGGGTAATGTCAATAGTAGTTTACGTCTGAAAGTCCTAGTTCTCCTTGTTCGTTCAACAACTTTGGATTTTGCAAAGAACCTTTAAAGTTGTTGTTCAACGTATTCAATTTATCTTCAGCATCTGCTAACTTTTCCATTTCAGTATCAACAGCTGCAACGATATCGGGATGTTCACCGATACCAGCAGAGTTCTTTAGATATACATCAATGTTAGCCTTTGCAGACATAATTTCATATTCATATTTTTTTCTAAGTGCATCTACGATCATCTAATCTTCTCCCTGTGGGTCATGTGTTTTATCAAATATTTCAAATTCATCGTATCTATCAGTAACCACAAATTTTCTAGATGGATTTACCATCACTTTAGCTTGCTTCATAAATTCTTGATTCATTAAACATTTTGTAGTTTTTTCAGTTCTATCGTCTATCGCAAATTTAACGTTTTTATATGTAGTGCCGTTAAAATCTACATCGAACAATACCAATGGGCGTTCAATAACGTTAGCAGCAAGAGCTCCCCTTTCCCATTTTGTCATTTTAATAAGTTTATTTTTATACTTTTTGCCTTGTGCTTCCCAAGTTACTACGTTATTTTTTATGTCATATTTATCAGCATGAATAATACATCTTGCACTATTACCAGTATCAAAATTTGCAACAATAGAACCAATACCGTCTAAAGTCACTAGTTCTAATCTACCAATTTCCAATGCTGTATATCGCCAATTTTCTCTATTCTGAAAATGCGTAAGCAACTCTTTAATAATGTTTTTGCCAGTTGCTTTTTCTATACCTTCTGTGCCTGGAGAACTATTCACCTCTAACACAAAAGTATTTTTGCCATCCTTAATAAAATCTACAGCAGTCCATATACCATTTACTGCTTTATCAGCGTTAAGACAAATTACAGTTTCTTCATCATTTAACTTGTATTCTCTAACTTTAGAGCCTTGAGAATAATTGCTTCTAAAATCTCCCTTCAATACATCCCTACGCATTGCAGCTTGAATTTCACCATTCAACACAATTACACGAACATCAAAATCAGATTTAATATATGATTGTAAAAGTATTTCAGTACTTTCATCTTGTTTCCAAAGCAACTGTAAAAGAGAACTAAGTTGCCTTCTAGATTCTATAAAGATAACTCCGATACCCTTAGAACCACGCAATGTCTTTAATATCATTGGATACTTTTCTCCAATAATATCTAATGATGCCTGTAGACTTTTTTCACTTTGCACTAAAGAAGTTTTTGGTGTTGGAATACCAGCGTCAGCTAATCGTAAAGCAGTCCAATATTTATCAGCACACATTTGAATTGTTGTTCGTGAATTAACACAACAAATTCCTATCTTCTCTAATTGAGAAACCATATCCATCCAAGCATCTCTACCTGCTACAGACCCACGAATAATAGCTATCGTATCATCAGCAGAAATTTCAAATCCTTTTTTTTCGTCACCAGAGTTCCAAACTTGGCCATCAACAATCTTACCAGATTCTACAAAAACGACATAAGCAGGAATGCCCAAGCCTTTGCTTTCTTTAAGCAACCTTTCAGCAGTATGAAAGTATTCATTTTTATCTGGTTTGTTAGAAAGCACAATTAACCGATAATTTTCTTTTTTAGCTTCTGTGATAAAAGACTTGAACTGTTCCATTAGGCCTCTCGTTTTTTACCAATGTTATATTTTGTTTCCAAAACCCATTCACCCTTCTCTTTGAAGGAAATAATTTTTATCTGACTTAGGGGAGCAATCGGTTCTGCGTTACTCATAATTTCAACCAAGCCCCAATCATTTAATAAATTTGCAATCGTATTACGTCTTGCAATATCATTATCAGATAGATTAGTTTGTTTTCCATCGAGTGCAAATAATTCTTTAAAATGCACTATGTAATATCTTCCCTGTTTATGTAGGATATGACAAGATTGATATAATTTTTTTTCTTTTCTAGAAGCAACACCAATTCGAGAAAGGGTTTCTCGTATTTTCAAAAAGTCATCTGGTTCCTTTAATCCGACTTCTAGCATTTGCTCCTGTGACCAGTTAATGCTATCCATTTTTTCCACCTTTATTCAAACTATTTTTAATAGTCTTTATCTGTTCATCGTTTAGTATCTCAAGAGCAGACCTAGCTTTTGCATTACTATATCCATAATACTCTTTCACATACTCAAGATTCGTTATCTTACTTGCTTTCATCCACGGAGTATATCTTTTGCGTGGTCTGATACTATTTAGTAAAAAGTCAAACTGGAGTTTGTTGTCTAAATGATGGTGGATGTTCATCTCATTCACCAACCCGATAGTATCAGGAAACGGTGCGAGACATTTATTGACGATAAACGCTGGATATTTTTTCTCCCACATCTCATCTTCAGTGTCCATGAGATTATTCTTTTTATGGTTTATAGAGTTTAAATACTCTTTCAGTTCATAACTCATGACATAAAATCTTCTAATGTTGCATGATTATGTTTAATTTTGTTTGCTACTTCATGTAAGTCAGTTGTAGCATTTTCTATGAATGTTTTTTGAGAAAGTTCTTTAGATTTACCTGTCCACCCACTTGCAAGTGCAGAGTGCGGTTTAGCAAGTTTAAGATAGTCCTCTTTTGATATGTGGTAATGTATACCATCATGAGTTAGTAAACTAAAAATATCAGCATCTTTTTCTTGTGCTGGAGTAATGTCGTACTTGACATTTTTACCTCTCTTTTTGTGTTCTATTTTCACATAAAATCCAGATGTGTTTTTGATTAGATAATCATATCCTTTATTGTTATATGTCATCTGTCTTAGTTCTGGATATTCTTCATGCAAGTTTTCATTGTCGTTACGTTTTGTCGCCATATACATTATATAAAATCCTCTATTTAAACTTCACTTGAGCCATGATTTCAGTAAAACACGCGAGAAGATTTATCTCTTGATCTGCGACAAATGCCGACTTATAGGAATATTCAGCCAAGATAACAACAGCATGAGGAATCGTAGACTTGTCAATATGATCATAAAGAGAATCATAGACCCTCCTAAAAATACGG